TAAACGTGTTAAACGCAAATCAGTTCAATTAGTCCGTCGAACTCGATAACGCTGATTCAAACTCTTCTTTAGTCGTAAAGCTCGGAGTCAAAGACGGATTCCAATCTATAAATTCGCCACGTAATCTGCCTTTGACATGCTCTAACACCCAGTTATTAGTTTCTGGAGTAAAGTGATTTGCCCGAGGATCAAACCATGTTGCCTTACCTCGATCAGTAAACCATTTTTCAGTTTCTTGATTATCAAGATCAGATAAGCACCAATTATATTCTGTGTCGACCCCGCAGTCCGTAAATGCTGGTATAATAACAGCATCTGGTCGAAGCTGTCTTATATAATGTACTGACGCCATGTGCGCATCTTTTAAATTTTGTTCTAGTGGATAAGAAATATAAAGCATATAGTCTAATATCTTTTTAGCAAGATCATTTTCAATATGGTAGTGTTTTATAAAATATTCAATATTGTTTATATTAGGAAAATGTGTTATTATTGACAGATTTCCTGTTTCTTTATTTGTGGCGTTAACAGGAATTGATACCCTATGTAAACTTGTTACTATAAAAATAACTTGTTTATAATTGTCATGGTGCTCTAAAAATTGTCTAAAATTGTATGGATTACTTGACCCGCCACCGGCGTGAACATCGCAGTCATTCCCATACTCTTGACGAAGTTTATAGGACCACCCAGTAGCATGTGTTGGGTCAGTAGTCTTGTGAATATCAGCATAACTATCACCAAATATTCCTAATTTTTTCATTTTACTTGCTCACAGATTAAATTCATTTGTATTACAATCACATGAGCATAGGCAATGGCGTGTGCCTTCTTAAAGTAGTATTCATCGTTCTCGGGCTTCGTCCAAATCTCTGTCATCACTGTAGTCCAGTCTTTCCCAATCAGATAACGTTTCGCTGGGCGGATCATTGCTAGTATCGCGGCCAACTCTTCTATAGACTTTGGTACCATTTGTCTTAGAATATTCCCATGCCCATTCACATGGAACAAATTGTTCACGAAGTCGTCTTCCAAGAGTAAATCCCATAGCGGTTCAGTCCTCATTAATTTTAGTAAATGTTGTCTGTCCTTAACACCGTCGTAGACGTTTACGTTAAGGAAGTCTATCTTAAAATACCCGCGATCTTCTGCAACTTTGTAATCTATAGTACTTAGTCCTGTAATAGGATTGTACGGCACACTAGTACAATATACGCCAGTATTGTGCTTTTTAAAAGTGCCATTATCGTCAATAGCCGCAGTGACGTGTTTAAATATCTCTAGAGCTTTTGTGCGATCAGCAAAGTCAATGTCAATATCTGGCATTATATATTTGACTCCTTAACTACCTGTTTAACAAGATCCGTATCAGTTGCTAGTCTTTTAAATTTACTTAACCAAAACGGTACATCCATTATAACATTAATAGCAGACAACTGTTCGTCATTAAATTTCTTTAACATCTCCTTGCCTGAACTAGAATTTAATACTAGCCACGGACTAATCTTTCCATCTTTAATATCATAACACGCACGGCTCAAACTAACGTAATGAAAATAATGATTCCAAACAGCATTGTTTGATTCACCCCAAGCCATCATATGACTGATGCTACGTTCTAAGGCAGTTTCAACAGTTTCTTTTTTAATAAGATCAATAACGTATTGATCGTACAGTTCGTCTCGACACCAATGATCTAGTTTAACATTACTAGTGACCACATAGTCCATAAATCTTTCGGGATACAGCGGATTAACATTACTAACAAAACTTCCAAACTTTACAAATGCGTTATAATATGGGCTTCTCGCAAATTCATCATATGTTTTATCTTGTTTACTGTTTTGTGTTTTTCTATAAAATCTATTATATGTGTCATACCCTAGGACTACGTGCTTTTCAGTACGTGCTAGTGCCCTACGTTTTTGCTCGCATACATGAACAGCCAGTGTCTTTTCTCTAGTAAAGCCACTACTACAATATTGGCAAATGTAAGGTTTTGTTTCGACAATCGTCATCATTTTAATTTTTTAGCGATTGTTGCGTCATCCATGCCGTATTTCTTAGCAAGTTCTTTTACTTCTTTGTCTGTTGACATGTCGGCCATAAGTTCAAGTTCATCCATTTTTCGATTAGGATACAACTCCGTTAAAAACTTTAATCGTTTATTGCCAGTGCCTGTTTTCTTTTTGTTACCTAGCCATTGGTGGAAGAATACTGTTTCACCATTATAACTACACATACACAACAGCATCCATAATAGTTTAGGATGTTTCTGTAGGCTATTCCAATGTTTATTAAAATATTCATTAACAGTTAATACAAAGTGTTCTTGTACTTCACGTTTAGAACTTTGTACATTACTAATATATCGATTGAGAATAAAGAACTCTTGTTTAAGGGACTTTTGTTGATCAGCATCCATGGCATCCCATAACTCACGGACATTCTGATCCACTGCCGCTAGTTTTTCTTTAAGTTCAATCTTTTCGCTCATACCTTGTCCTTGGATAGTTTGTATATCATTATAACACGATCAAGGGCTTTTTGTAAAGTCATATTGGTTTTTGCTTCACGCCGAATTTCGCCCCAAAGTTTATCATCCATTATATGATCGTGTAATGGTCTGCCATCACTAGTTCGAGGATCGTATTCCCAACCCATTTCAATCCGAGTATCTGGATCTGCGCCACGTTCTCGAGCGTAGACAATTCCTTTATTACGCTCGTAAATATAGGTAGCACCGGGTTTAAGATTGCCCATTTAATATTTCCTTAACTATTTCTTCTTTTGGAAGCAGTCTAGCATCAAATGATAATACCGTTCGATAACCGGTGCCCTTCCATGGAAATACAGTGTGTGGTATATGGCTAGGGAATATAACAACTGTGCCAGGCTCTGGGGTATATTTCCACGTGTCTGTCATGACAAACTTAGTAACATCTCGAGTTTGAGATAGTCTAAATAATACCTGACCGTCAGACTCTGGACTTCCGTCTGCTAATTGAGGAGCACTTATATAAATGTTACCGCTAATATGACCACCGGGATGACTATGTGTTTCTTGGTAATCGCCTTCAGTTTGACGAACTGTCCACACACTAGTAATCACCGGTTTACATAATTTTAAATCATTAACGCCGCTTTGCGATGTTATTATCTCCATATAGCCAAGGCAAATAGTTTCTAACCAAGTGGTTAACCATTTAACATCTACATCAAGTTTATTAGGATATACTTGTATTTGTTGACCTCCTCGAATATTAGATAATGGGTTATGACTATCATCTAATTCTTTACGGCTATGTAAATTTTCAGTTAACGAATAAATTTTGCTAAACTCTACAGGCGGCACAGTGTCAATGGCTAAAATAACTGGTTGAAAATACGCAATTTTTAATGTCATAATATTTCCTTATTATAAAATTTTATCTAGTTGTATAATTTCGCTTTGACGACTAATCTCTTTTACAAAATAAGCGCAATTAGGTTTTTCGCCACCGTTAGTTGGTACCGCAAGTAATTGGCCGTTTTTCATTTTTGGAAAATACCATTTAACATCATTATAGAAATTTACAATTTCAATCTTCTTAAACTCTACTCTAAAACTACTCAACGGGTTAAAAATTAGTGCCTCAAAGCCCCTATCGTTTAAACTAGTAAGTGGTAATATTTCAATGTCGCTTGCGGCACTACTATCTCCTACAGCAATACACCAATCAATTGGCATAGTAACTTCATCTTCCCCAATACGTAGTACCATTGCTGGCGCATTAAAACTTTCTAAAAATATTAATGGCATAAAGAAGAAGTCTGGCTCTTTTGGATCACTGTTGTCTAGTACTGCGAACCTAGTGTTTTCGTCAACCTCATCTGGTAGATTGTTTAGTGAAAATCGTAAGTTGTCTAATGTTAATATTTGCATAATTCTTTATTTTTGCCAATCCGTTTTTTCAATAGTAAACGGATATCGGGCTTCCTTGTAAAATTTTTTCCTTTCTGTTAGATGCCGCTTGGCATATTTACAGGTACTGGTTATATCCCAGATTTGAACAAAATCCTTGTCTTCTGCTTTTCTTATACCGCGGCCGATACTCTGAATAACTCGAGTAAACGATTTACCAGACTCCAACAGTACCAAGTTAAAGATGCGAGGAATATTAATACCAACAGCCGCGACACCGTAGGTCGCAACAATAATTTTATTAGTACTTGTTTTAATTTCATCGTATTCCTCTTTTCTATCTTTAGTTTTGACCTCTCCGGAAACAAAAACAGCATCTTCCAATTCATTAATGATAAATTTGCCTGAATCAATCCTATTAACTAGAACTAATGTGTTGCCTGTTTGTGATATTTTTTTGACTAACTTACTAATATAAATCATCCTGTCATCGTCAGTGACAAGATACTTTAATTCATCTGAATAACTGCTAAACTCTGGTAGATCTATTAGCTGTACAACATTAACGTGACAGGTAGACAGCACTCCAATGTTTTGTAGTTCGTGTGCTTTGATTCCACCTACTACTGGGCCAAGGCTGGCAAAGATTTGTTCACTTTCAAATTTCTCTTTGGGTACAGTACCAGTTAACCCCCAACGAATTGGAGCATTTGCTAGATTTTGTGTTAGCAAGTTTTTTAATACTTCAGCTTTTGCCATATGAACTTCGTCAACAATAACACACTTAACTCCGTCAAGGAATTCAGCCAATGTTAAAATATCGTGCTCGTGATTTTTACTTTTCTTATCTAAGATGTTGAGACTTTGCCATGTACAAATGGTGTGTGTCTTACCTAAATCTTTGCGATCGCCGTAATATACACCAACATCTAATCCTACCGCAATAAAGTCTTCTTCTGTCTGCTCTACAAGACTTTTATTTGGCACAATTGTAATTGTACGTCCATACTTTTCAGCAAGTTGGCTTAAGGTAGCTGTAGTAATAGTCTTACCTGCGCCTGTGGCAATTTCTTGTAATGATTGCGTATTTTCAAGGAATTTATTAACAGCGTCAACTTGATAATCACGTAACATAATAGGCTGTCCGGCTTGTTGATGCCCCTTAGGCCAAACTTTACCTTGATCTGCCCAGTATGTTTCAGTCACTGGGTTGAATTCAATTTTGCTAGTTGTACGTAGATCGTCAACCTCCTCAATTCCAATGCCTAGCTTGGTTAGTATGGTTAAAATTTGTTCTAACTGACTGAGATATCCGTTGCCGCCTAACCCAAATAAACTTACCATGCCATCCCATCGTCCTAATTTAAATGCAGGATGATATCGTGCGTAAGGAATTTCATACTTGAATGTGTTGGCTAATTTTTTTCGTGCGTCGAGTGGCAAATTCTCAAATTTTATGTTTACTTCGTCTTTAATTATTAATCTTACTGCCATGCCATTCTCGCTTCTACAATAGGTTGTGTGTCTGACCAGTTAATAATTAAATCGCAACAATTCGCATACACTGATGTTTTATTATGCTGTAGCAATTTGCCAATGCTAATAACACTCATTGGCTTCCAGTCAGTTTTTAGGAGAAATTTTGGTATTTTTCCACTGGCAATTCCAACTAGCTGAGTTGTGGTATCAAGCTGTGAATTATATTTTTTATTAGCAATAAGCTGATTAAATTCTTTGCCAATGCCGTCATTACCTAATCTAAAATAAATTCCAACGCCATCAACAATTCCATTTTTTTCCAAGATTTTTGATAAATTTGTCAATTCTTCGAGGCATTTTTTTTGATCGTTACTGTCAAACACAATCAGTAACGGAAATCTTTTTAAGACACGCAAGCTATTAACAATATCAAATAATTCGGTTTCATTTTTATTAAGCCACACTTGACGGGTAAGTCTAGTGGCAATTGTTTCGGTCAAATTTTCAGGAATTTTTTCACTTTTTTCACTAAAATATTGATATCGTAAACTCCGGTCATTAATTATGTTTTGATCAATCGGTGTGTGTATACCGAGGTCGTTCGTTATTTGTTTTTGAAAGTTTGCGTGTGTGATAGTGTCAATTTTAAATCGATCACGCATTTCGGACTCAGTCCATGCATGGATAGTTTCGTAGTAATTTTGAATTTTTTGGTCAATTTCAAAGTCTAATTTTTTTAGCCTTGACACTAACGTTACAATATTCTTTTCAGTAAGATCGGCATGGTACATTTTGCCGCCAACGCTGGCAGTCATTCCCGGTACCAATTTACTAATGCTAACAATTTCTTTTGTTAATGAGCTAGAATATGAAATTTCTACAGTTAACAGCAATTCATCGTTTGAGTTACTAATGTACAATTTTTTAGTTTGCTCAAACATTCTAAAGGATTTTGACCAGCTGGGTGTTTGTAATAATTCGATTAAATTATCATTAACTAATTTTAGTTTTTCTTGATTTTCACGAAGAATTCTTAACAATAGTTTACTTTGATTTTCAGTAAGAAAATTTGAAGATACGATAGCCAAAGCCATACTCCGTAAGATCCTAGCATCTCGTTTTGAGACTAGTTCTTCAATAGCAGTGCTAGAATAATTTACAATTTGTATTAATATCTGATCAACTGTTGTCATACTTTTATTATACATGAATAATCTTAAAAGTCAAATCTTTAGATAAAAAAATAGGCCTCAATATTATTTAAGGCCTATAGTCTACCTTTTGGGCGAATTGATTATAGTGTAGCGTCTTCCATACCAGCAACACGTAATTTTACAATGTTAGTAAGTTGCCATTGTTTCTGGTCAAGAGCTTTAGTAATACCTAACCACTTGTTGCGAAGTAAAGCAAACTCGTTAATGATTTTTTCAAAATCAACTACGTCTGCTTCACCCTCAACAAACTTTTCACAATCACGTGAGCTTAATGCTCTTTGATAGTTTTCAAGATATTTTCTAAAATGCTGACTTTTTAACCTACGAAGTTCAATGTTAAGATATTCTAAAATTGCTTCAATTTCTTGTAACTGACTAAATCGTTGTTCTACAACGCCTGGCATTCCTGCCGCGGCCTTTTCAATGTTTCCAACAATCCGGCATTCGCCTTTTGCTTCAAGCAGTTCAGCGTTGTAGTAATCTACGGCATCCGGAATATAAGAAATATCTTTAGCAATCTTAGTATACCAGGTCATTAAAACTCCAATTCTTTGTAATCGTCGTCTTCGTCTCCAGCATCTTCCTCATCAAGATAATAATCAATAGCGGCATCTAATGTGCTATCTACTCCACTAGCAGCCGACAGTACCTTATCAGGAACTCCAAAATCTGCTAGCAAGTCAACATAACGCTCTGCGATTGCTTCATGATTTTTCTTGTCAATAAAGTCAGCGAATAGTAACCATACGTCACCAATTTGTGTTTCATTCAACATTCTCGTCTATCTCCTCAGGAATGGTAGTTGTTGTTAAAGGTTTGATATGAAATTTTGCCATTAACATATCTAATTTATCATCTTTCCATTCTTTTCGGTAGAATTTGAATTCTTCACCTGTCTCTGGATCAACCCACTTGAGTCTATTGCCTTCTTGTTTTAACAAGCCGGCTTTTTCGCACATATCGACCATTCCTGAATAGGGATTCATACCTGTTTCATATGGAATTTTAATTTGTACAGTTTCAAAAGGCTTACTGTAACGAGTCTTCATAATCTTACATGACGCACGAATACCCATAACGTCTGATACTTTATTGCCATCCTCATCCTCTTTAAGTTTGAGTTTTTTCATAGCAACAACGATTGAACTTGCGTAGACAAAACCTTGACCACCACTAATTTTGTCGTCTGGATCAAACATATCTTGGCTTGCGTATGTGTGATTTGTACAAACCATACCTACGTTATAACTACCAAACATATTAACACAATTACGAACTAAACTTGTAAGTGCTTTAGGTTTACGGCCCATGTCTCCTTTCATGTCACCAGCTTGGAACTGGTTAATGTCAGTAGGGGTAAGTAACATACCCAATGAGTCTATGACAAATAAGACTTTAGGACGTTCTGCCATTTCTTTATACTCTTTCATGAATTCGTGAATGGTTTTAGCCACATCATCAATCATTGCCATGTTGAGTTTAAGAAGTTTGTCTTCGCCGGTATCTACACCAAGTGCGTGTAACCACTTTTCATCTAGCGCATTTTCTGTATCGATTAGGATAACATAAATGCCTTGTGCTTGTGCGTTACGTACTAGATTACCTGAACAGATAAATGATTTGCCTGCGCCAGATTCGCCAGCAAATACAGTAACCTTACCCAAAGGAATACCTTTGTTAAAATCACCGCTGATTAGATAGTTAAGCGTATAATTGCCTGTGCTAACCCAATCTGTAGGATCATTAAATCCTACGCCTAGACCGTCAATTGACTTAGTCAAGGTTTTTCTAAATTTTGATAAATCGAAGGCTTTTGTAGCCATAAGTTGTTTCTCCTATGATGATAACCTGGGCGTATGACTAAGTCACAGAGGCCCAAGCCGTAATGCTTTACTTCTGACGATTGCGAATCATTGCCAAGATATCTTGGGCACGGCTGTCGCCGCCTGTTGATTCTGCTTGTGGCGCAGGTGTTGCCTTTGCTGCAGGTTCGTCATCAAAGTCTTCACTTGCTGCCGGTGTAGGAGCAGGTGCTGCCTTAGGAGTTGATGCTTTTTGTGGATCACCAGTGTTCTGGCTCATGCCAGCTGGCTTGAAATACTGACCCCAACGTTCCATATCATATGGCTCGCCATCAACTGATGCTTCAAACATTTCCTTCATAACCTTAAGCTCAATTTCACTTGGCTTTTTAGGTAGGAAGTCGTTTAAATTAAACAAACCATGTTGCTTAATAGCGGCTTGTTCATCATCACTTAATGGACGCTCACGACGACCCCATGATGAAGTTGAGTAATCAGCGTAACCGCCTTTTGAACCTTTCTTCATACGATAGTCAATACCGTGTACGTAATCTGTTGGCAAGTCTTCTAACTCTGGATCAACCAATGCCGCACGGATTGATGTAAAGATCTGAGGACCAATAATAAATCTACGGATTGGATTTGTTGCTGTTTCTTTTTCTTTCAGTCCGTCTTCAACAACGAAACCTTGGAAAATGTAACTACGTTTCTTCCAATACTTACGACCCATATCTTCTAATGCTGGGTCTTTAAACCACGCACGTACTTCAGATAAGATTGGGCAAGTATCGCCATACATTTCAACGCATGGTACTTGAACGATAGTTTGTTTGCTTTCTGATTCACCTTTAATTCCAGCGAATGGCAATTTGATCATTGCACGTTCAACCCAGAAAAATGTGTTATCGGCGTTACCATCTGGTAAGAATCGCAGTACGGATTCGTCGCCTTCTTTTAAATTCCAGAACGCATAAATGGAATTGTCTCCACCTGTTCTGTTATTGTCTGATCCTTTATTTTCGGATGCCTTAAGTTTTGCTCTAATTTCTGCTAATGTAGCCATAGTATTTCTCCTGTAATATGCCTATGTTTTTTGCCTTGCGGCTCTTTTTGCCTTATTTCCTTTTAAGATCTACTTAAAAGAAAAGCGCATACATGTTATTGTATACGCTTTTATTTATAATAGCAAGAGAAATCTTGCCTTAAATGTGGTTATTTTAGCCGTTTATCTGTAGTGTACTAAACTAATTATTCGACCTAGCTCGTTGTAACTAGTACCTTCACTTAATGGTGCTCCGGTCTTTGGATCATACTTTCCGCCATATTGACGTGCCCATGCGGCTTTTTCTTTTGGATTAACTGGTGCTGGGGGAACACTACCTGCCGCTGGGGCTGTGCTGCCTTGATTAGGTGCTGGGGGAACACTACCTGCCGCTGGGGCTGTGCTGCCTTGATTAGGTGCCGAGCCGCCAAATTGATTCATATATTCTGGAGAGGAATTGCCTTGACTACGTTCAATTGGAGTTCCGTCAGGTAGCGTAGTTGAGTTAGCAGATATTGGCGGCGCCGATCTTGCTGGTGGAGTTGCTGGCTTTGGGCCTTGACCTGTTGCAGCTGGCGGTGTTGTACCTGCCTTTTTAGCGGCTTGCTGTGCCAGGAACGCTTGATTCTGTGCTTGATATTCTGCTTGACGTTGATTACGTTTATCAGTCAAACTTCCAACAACAACTTCTTTTCCAGACTGTGTTGTATATACCTCTTGGCCTTTAGCATTTTTAGTTGTTGGAGCGCCAGTGGGTGTCATAGTGTTTGCTCGTTGTGCTTCGAGGTCGCTACGAACTTGCTGTGCTACAGTCATGTCTTTTGTAATTTCTTTTGGATCAACCCCGCCACGTTGAATAATTGCGTTAGCAGTTTTATCATTAGTCACTGGCTGACCAGTTTTGGCGTCTTTAACAGGATTGCCGTTAGCGTCAAGTCCGTATTCTTTCATGGCTGCTTTAGTCTTTGGACCCATGATACCATCTGCTGTAATCTTTGCGCCAAGTCCAATTAATTTATTTTGTAAAGTCATAACTGGGTTTGGAGCACCTGGGGGAGGTTTTACTACTGGAGCAGTTGGTGTTGTCGGTGGATTTGGGTTAGCCGCTTGTTGCGGAGCAGCCGGTAATGGAGTTGCTACAGAAGGTGTAGGTTCTGCTACAGGCGTTGCTACTGCCGCTGGTGCTGCCGGAGCCGCTGGTTGAGCAACTGGCTTGCCTTTATTTGGTGCGCGAGCAAGAATATATTTGTCTGTAGGATCAGCACCGCCTAACCATTTCTTATCTTCTGGGCTCATTGTATCCCATGCCGTTGCGTGTGGAGTGCCAGCCGGCCATGGATTTGTTACCCCATCGGCTTCGTTAACTAAATTAATATACTCGCGCAACGTTTTCATTATTAACCTCTTGCCAACTGTACAATACGTGCTAGTGCTTGATCTTCTCTATACACACTTTCCGCCATAGGAGTATCCGATATTTGTCCACCACCGGGAACAGCTCTGCCTGGTAATGCCGGTGCCGGTTTTGCGCCCTGGCCAAATTGTTTTTGTGCGGCTTGCGTTGCTGGTCCCATTACGCCGTCTGCTTTGATCTTTGCGCCTTTGGCAATTAAGTCTTGCTGAATTTTTAATACTGCTGGATCAGACTTAGCTGGAACTCTAGGTCTAGCTGCCTGTTGGGCCGCAGGAGCACCTGCTGTTACTGTAGTAGGAGTACCAGTTTCTGGATTAATTCCATTTGGCATTGTAACATTTTGTCCGGCTGCATTTACACCGTTTGCAGCTTGTGTTGCTGCCGCTGCCGTGTTTGCGGCCATTGCGGCACCCATATCAGCATCATCTTGATCAGCCGCAGTTAGAGCAGGAGCTGGTGCTGCCGCAGGTGCTGCCGCGGGTGCTGTTACTGGAGCTGCCGCAGGTGCCGCATTTGGCACTGCTTTTCGCATTCTTGCAAGAATAAATTTATCAGTTGGATCTGCTCCGCCTAACCATTTCAATTGTTCAGGAGTTGGTGCTGGCCCGCCATCGGCTGCAGGTGCCGCTGGAGCAGGTGCCGCTGGAGCAGGTGCCGCTGGAGCAGGTGCTTGTCCTAGGCTAGGTTGCCCAGGCACTACTCGCTCTGATATTAGATTTTGTTCAGATACTAAATCAATATACTTTCTTAATAATCCGTTAAATTGTGACATAGTCGTTATCCTTTTTTTATTTATTAGTTTTTAGGCATCAATGACATGATATGTTTCATCATTTCTTGCGGGTTGAGCTGGCCACTATTACCTGGTAGCTGAATCGGTTGATTTGGCATTTGCCCTTGTAGACCCTGGAATATGCCGCCAATACCTTTTTGTATTTGTTGACTCATTTTGTCTGGATCATTCATAGCGTCCAACCCAAATTCTTGATCACCAACTTTTAATTTTGCGTTTTGAAATTGTTTCATCATTTGTTGAAGTTTATCAAACTGCGCTGCATCCATTGGATTATTAGTAGTATTACTGCTAGAAGATGATGTACTTGTGACGTTTGCGCCAGGCGTTGACTTCATTTGATTAAACATTGAATTAACATCACCGCCGCCCATGCCCTTCATCATATTAGAAAAATCTGGTACTTCTTCATCAACTGTACGGTCGTTATGTGAAACGCCGGCTAGTCGTAAAATAGCATGTTGTTCGTGATCGGCATTGCCTGCGCCTGGATCTTTCATATCAATAAACTTTAATACTTTTCCTAGTTCATCTTCATCAACATCACCAAATGCGCCGTCTTCAGCGGCTTTCTTTAGTTTGATCTTAATACGCATTGCGCCCAACGGAAATGCTC